TGACCGTTTGGATATGCATAGATCTATGGTTTATGAGGCTTATGTGAAGAATGCGCCTAATTTCCCCTCCCTGACGACAGAGCGAGTGATACAACACGATATGTCTAAATTCGAGCTTTCAGAGATGATTGCCTATACGCTGAAGTTTCATGACGAAGACGAAGCTATCTGGCAAAAATTCTTGGATAAAGGCTTCAAGAAGGAAGAAAAGGAGAAAATTTGGCAATCTGGGCTTGAACACCACTACCTCAACAACGGACACCATCCCAACATGAATCCAGATCGTGAAAACCAGATGGATTTAGAAGAGGCTATTTGCGATATGGTTGCCGTAGGCGCAGAAAAAGCTGGAAAACCTATACCGAACGATTTCAGCGAGTACGCCTCTTATGTGATGGCCAAAGATGGGCTCTATCTTGAACGTTTTAACGAGATAGAGAGGGCTTATATCAAGGATCTCATCATGGGCACTGGAGAAATCATCATCGACAAGAATGCCCGTGAGTTAACCTTGAGCCTCACTAAGAGTCAGTACATGATGTTTGTCGCCAACACCTGCGACGAGGGTACTGAGTGGCTGAGACTCTTGAATTGCATTATCGTTAGAGGCAAGATGGCCCTGTTTAATAGACATGGAAAATCTGCCATCGAAGATTCCAAGTACCTACGGTTACAAAACGCCGTTGGGAAATCATACATCTTCGAGACGAAACGATTGCGCATTAACGCTTTCAAGACCAACAGAAGCGATGACATCGCGCTTGTGCAATTGCCCCGGGAGTTCCCGCCGCACATGGACATAACACGCCATTTTATCCGCCAGGCGAATGTGGGGAAACTCACTTCCACAGCAGCGAGTCTTTTGACTTTGGATTTTGTCCAACCAGACATTGTCCGGTCTACAAGACACGCGGTTCATGCAACACTGCAGACGAGCAGATATTATAGCACAACGTGTCCAGTGACAGGCGAGGAGCGCTCTTTCGAGAGTGCCACCTGTTTCATTTACAACGCTTCAACTGCTGGTGGTGACTGCGGGTCGCCCCTCATCGCTACCAACAAGCAGGTTCCCAATAAGATCATTGGTTTCCACGTGTGGGGCTTCATAGATTCCAAAGCTGGGTCTTATGTCCTCACGAAGGAAGAATTGGAGTGTTGTCTCGGAACTTTTGGAGCAGAAGGCCAAAATCATGCCTTGATCGCCACTGAACCATTCGGTAAGTTTGACGGAGATTTCTTGAACGACACCATGTACTACAAGACGGGACGCATAGATCCAGTCCCAGTCTCCAGAAAGACAAAGTTGCGTCAAACAGCTTTGGACTACAAAGAGCGGACCACTGCTCCTATGCCCTTAGCACCGCGTGACGGACAAGATCCACTGGAGACCCAAGTCAAGAAGTATTCGATCAACTTACCCCACATCGACGACGATCTAGTCGAGGAGTGCGCTGCTGACGTGCAGAGAGTGCTCATGAGCGGGGAAAAGCGAGAACATTTCGCTTCTTATGGCGTAGTGTCAGATGACCACGCTGTGGGTGGGATTCCCGAAGAGGAATACGCAGCGCCTATCGACCGACGTACTGCAGCAGGATGGCCATACGTCAAACAGAAGCGGACTAAACGAGGGAAACAAGACTGGATTTCCGAAGACTACAAAATGAATGACGAACTGCGACAAGATGTAGAAAAACGCTGTCAGGATTTGAAAGAAGGAAAGAAAACACCGACATTATGGATAGACAGCTTGAAAGACGAAAAACGACCCCTGGAAAAAGTGAAGGCCGGCAAAACACGTGTGTTTTGCGCGGGTCCTATGGATTATACGATTGTGTTTCGAAAGTTCTTCATTGCTTTCGCTGCTTTCTTAATGTTTAACCGAATTAACAACGAGATTGCAGTCGGAATCAACCCCCGGAGAGAATGGAGAGCTTTAGAATCAAAGATACTGACGAAAGGAAGAAGGACCGTTGCGGGAGACCACTCAAAGTGGGATGCGAGATTGCATGCGAAGATCCTTTGGAAAGTTTGTGACATCGGCAATTTCTTCTACAATGACGGACGAGATCATGAACGCGAGCTGCTGTGGTTTGACATTGTTCATTCATGTCATGTCGCGCGTGGCGAAACGTACTTGATCTCACACGGAAACCCTAGCGGAAACCCCATGACTTCGTTGATCAGTTCGATTTATCACATGATCGCGAAGCGCATTGTATTTGTCAAGAAGACCAAGCGTCCTGCTTGCGAATACACAGATTTCATCACGGACAATGTCTACGGAGACGATGACCTTACCAGCGTTTCGGATGAAATCGAATTGGGGCAAGACGATTGGACTGAAGGATTTGCACAAATCGGAATGATCTACACACGAGAGGACAAAACCCAAGGCACGGGACCCCAATACCGTGACCTAGAGAATGTCACCTTTCTCAAGAGGGGATTCAAGAAACTCCCCGGGTTTTACATGACAGTTGCCCCTTTACATTTGGACACTGTCCTCGAGATGCCTCTATGGGTCAAAACGGAAACTGGAGTTGATGAAGAAACAGTATCTAACATTCATACTTGTTTCGAAGAACTCGCTTTACACGGACCAGAGATTTACGACCATTGGACAAAGATTATCTATGATAACGCCCGCAAACATCTGACGCTTCTTCCCGAAGTGGTTCCGTGGGCTGTTATGATGGAACGCGTAACAGGAATAAAACCAGCACTAGGGCTTGACTTAGATGCCGCACGAGTCAAGCAGCAAACCCCGAATGCTGGTAGCACGCTAGCCGTGCTGGTAGAGGCTGGTTTCGACCGGTCTATTGGTGAGTGCACGCTACCAAAAACAAAAGTTACTCACCCGGCATGTGGACCCGACGGTTTAATTCGACCCCGGGAAGGCATTAACTAATTGGATTGCTTCAACAACAACGAATCAAAATACAGTAACAGACTCATCCGTCAATCAAGCCAAGGACCACACGACTGAGGAAATTGTCCAATTTCGTGCTGATGAGGCCGTGCAATCAAGCGAACCGCTCGCGGTTCGCGTGATTGATTCTAAGCCCCACAGTGATAATTTGGATCATGACTTGAAAGATGTATTGGGTCGACCCTATCTCATTCATACGACCACCTGGGATTCGACACAGGGCTCCGGATATCCGGTTTTTCGGCTCGAGCCGCTTGAACTGCTGATGGCCCAACCAAATTTTAAAGACAAAATATCAAAATTTGCTTATGGAACATTTACGATTAAGATGAGAACGATGTGCAATTTTACTGCCGTTCAAGCCGGAAAATTGCTCATCGGGGCTTGTCCGACCGCCCCTGGTCAAGACTACATTACTGATGGGCCAGCGCGTACATTTCAACTTTCCACTTTTAGGCATGTTGAGGTTGACGCTGGCACACAGGAAGAAGTCGAACTTACGTTACCCTTTTTCAATGACATTTCTTGTTATCAATTGAGTGATACCGACCCCTCCCGTCCGGGATGGCAGGTCCTTTGCATTAGTCTGAACCCTTTGACTGGTACCACCAACAACGAAGTCGTCGACATCAACGTCTACGCTTGGCTTGAGGATATCAATTTGAAGATGCCGACTGGGCAAATGGCCGGTCCCCGCGAAGGAGAAAAGAAACAACAAACAGGAATCATTTCCACCACTCTTCAAACTGCCGCAGACGTTGCAGGTTCATTAGCCACGGTACCCATGCTTTCTCAGATAGCTGGTCCCGTGGCTTGGGCCTCCAGCGCCGCAGCAGGAGTCGCTAGTTTCTTCGGGTTTAGCAAACCCTACAACGAGGGACCTAACGACAGAGTCACTATAGTTCCCGCGAGTGGCATGGGTCAAATCGATGGTGCGGACACGTCCATCAAGTTGACCGCTATGAACAACGCCAACGTCAAGCAGCTGGCCGACCCTGACGAGATGCAGATTTCCGAAATTGCTAAACGTCAAGGTTTGGTAGCCCGCCACAAATGGAAATTTAGTGACCCGAAGAATAAGATCCTTTATTCAGCTGAGGTTGCACCTGCGCTGTATAACATCTACGAGACACCATCTGGACGACGCCTTCTCGGGTGTCCACCTGTCGCATGGTTGGCCACGATGTTTTTGTACTGGTGCGGAGACATATCATTCCGGTTTTCTTTTGCTAAAAACGAATTTTACACAGGGAAACTTTTGATATCTTTCCACCCCAATACAACGGAGGAACAAGAAGGAGATGATGACCAGGTTTACAGACGAATAGTATCGCTACGCAACACGAATGATGTCACAGTGACGATTCCTTATGTCTATTATAAGCACTGGTGCCGGACCAACGAAGGCATCGGTATTATACAGGTTCAGGTTTTCAACAGGCTGCAATCAGCTGCTGTTGTTGCGGACACTATCGAGTTTAACACCTGGATATTTTCCAACAACATCAGATTTGCTGTACCCGCCACCAACTTGGGAAAATCAAGCATCGTCGTTGATAACACTGCACCTGCTAGGCTTTTGACACATCATCGAACTCACACTGAACGGAAAGCTGCGGTTGAAATAGCTCAGGGTCAGATTCTCCAGACACCGAATGTTGCCGAAGATGGCCACGACGATTATCTCTTCGGTAGTCCTGTTCATTTGGACGGCGAGGAGACGACGATCGGTGAGAGAATTGTGAGCCTGAGGGCTTTGACCCGCAGATTTAACAGGTTTGGGTTCGGGACAGAAGGATCGTATACTCTCAATTCTGCCTCTTTTGTCGTGCCAGATCTTGACGCTGACAGTGACACTTTCGCTACGGTTACCCTGCAGGAGTATTTATCTGCTGCTTATCGCTTTATGCGTGGGGGGATCCGGGTGAAAATGTTCACTCCATCCGACACGGGTCTGGGTTTCGTCAACCAAGCATCTATCGGTCCATTGACCCCTGATGCCGGTGGCGGCTGGGACGACAAAGGCAGAAAATCTGGCGCTGTGGGATACACGATACCGAACATAAATGGTGTCATAGAAACCGAGATCCCTTTCTACTCAGATCGGGAGCGCTGGTTCACTTATTTCAAACGCTCGGAGGTTAAAGGTGTCTCGTTCACATTAGGGTACGTCAAAACTAACCCTGACGGCATTCTGAGTGTGAACACAGACGACCAATATCCAACGTACTGCGCTGGAGCCGACGATTTTACTCATAGTATGTTCATAGGTGTTCCGATCATTTTTACGAATTATGCTTGAAGCTAAACTAATCAATAGTTTACCAAAATTTCTATTGGTGTACACATGGTCCTCCATTGGAGGAGGGGGCTTTTGTGTACCTCGATAATTTTCGAAAAAAAAAAAAAAAAAAAAAAAAAAAAAAAAAAAAAAAA